GATGCGGCACGTGGGATCGGCGCTGGAGCGCGATCAATCACCCGAGACGCTGATGCGTGAGGTGCGCAGCGTACTGGAGAAGATCACGAAGCTGCGGCTGCACATGCTGGTGAACACATCGGTGGTGCGCGCAGTGAACGCAGGCAAGCTGTTCGGCTACGTCGAGAACGGCATCACGCAGGTGGGCATCTCGCCCGAGTGGCTGCCAACACGTGACAGCCACGTGCTGCATGATCGCACGCCGCCGATCATAGGAGGTCGAGCGCCGATCTCTTCACGCACGCAACAGCGACGCGAGCGTGCAGAGCGCAAGTTGCAGGCAGCACTCGAAGAGAGCGGCGTGCAGGTGCTGACCGCAGGCGACGACAAGGTCTGCGATGATTGCAGCGACATCGCAGCGGAAGGTCCATACGACCTCGATGCGGCGCGCGGCTTGATACCGGCACATCCGAACTGCCGGTGCGCGTTCATTCCGTTCGGTGACAAGAGGTTCGCTCCCATCGAGGAGCAAGAGGAGGAATAAATGGGACGACGTTTTACGGTGATCGACAACTTCCACAGTGACGAGTTCGAGTGCGATTACGTTGCGGGCCTGAGCTACGAGGCGCGCGACGAAGACGAGAAGTTGCTGGGCCTGATCGACAAGTGGATCGAGGACGGCAAGGTGCGCGAAGGCGGACCGGAATCCAGCGTGTCCGGCACTGCGGAGGTGACCGAAGCCGAAGAACCTGAAGCGAAGAAGTAACCCGCGCGCACGCGCATCATCCAACCTCAACAGGAGGCTCTAATGGCAGTGACCCACCCGACCGCAGTGCGAACGGCGCTTGCGGATTTCGTTGTTGACCAACTCGACGTGAACACTCCGCCCGGCAAGCTGATCATGCAGACGGCGGCGAACGCGACGGTCGCAACGCTCACGTTTGCCAACCCGGCGTTCGGTGCTGCAGCAACCGGCACGGCGACGGCGAACGCCATCGTCGCCGACACCAACGCAGTGGGCGGCACCATCGCGAAGGCGGAGCTACGCCAAGGCGGTGGCACACCGATCATCCTGTGCTCGGTCACGACAACGGGCGGCGGTGGCGACATTCAATTGAACTCGGTTGTGATCTCTGCGGGCCAGCAAGTGTCGCTGACCTCGCTGACCTACGCGGCTCCGGCGTAACGGCCCCCCTAGCGTTGGAGATGGCGAGCGAGTTGCGCGGAGGAGAGCCAGTGTCTCAACCGCGCAACGTCGTGCCATGCGGCACCTGTCATCTGTGCTGCAGGCTGATGACGCCGGTGCGTCCAGAGATGGGCGACGACCCTTCGCAGTACATCACGGCGACATGCTTCACGCCCGGCAAAGCGCCGTACATGATCCTCGACCGTCAAGCGAACGGCGATTGCATCTATCTCAGCGAGAGCGGCTGCACGATCTGGGAACGCGCGCCGCATGCGTGCAAGCAATTCGATTGCCGCTTGATCTTCAAGAACTCTGATCGCATCGGGCGCAAGCTCGCGATCAAGAACAACGACATGCCCAAAGCAATCTTCGACAGAGGACGTGAGCTTCTGAAATGAACGAGTGGATCGTGCTTGACCCAGAACCGGATGTGGCTATCGCCACCGGCTTCGCCGAAAGCGAAGACGCGGTGACGTGGGTTGCGCGCGCGCTCGAAGAGACGACCGATGAAGATCGCATCGCGATGCTGAAGCGCTGCGTTGTCGCGCCACATGATCCTGCGAGGGATTCCTGATGGGCACGATTGCCGAGTTCACCAACGGCACTGGCGCGGCCGGGCTTGTGAACCCGACGACGCGCGCGGGTCAGGAATTTCTGACGCCCGGCTACGCGACCGAGACCAACGCCGTGATGCTTCAGTTGATGCGAAGCGGCACGCCGACCGACAATTACATCGCAGAACTGTGGAGCATGAGCGGGCCGGGCGGGACGCCGGTCGAGCTTCTCCGAACGTCGCGACCTCTTGCGATTGCCACGGTCGTAACAGGAAACCCCACGCTGTTCGGGCCATTCGTGTTCGACGTGCCGTTGTCGCTTGCAGCGTCCACGACATATCTGGTCGCGCTCAGGCGAGAATCGGTAACCGATTCCGGCAACTACATCAGCATCGGATCGAACACCGCGAGCGGGTATGCGAACGGTCGCTCGTACTCGCACAACGGCACCGCTTGGAATATCGGGTCCGCTGTCACCGATTACGGATTCAGAATCCTAGAGACCATCGTTCCCAGCTTCTCGACAAGCATCCCGATGGTGGGACCGTTCAAGACATCGAACGGTCCGCCGCTGGCGCAGAGCGTTGTCACCACGGCTAGTTTCCAGATCGGCTACACCACCACCGGTTCGCAGTGGGCAGGGCAAACCTTCACGCCTGCCACCGGATTTACGCTCACTGCGATCTCGCTGTGGCTGTCGCGCATCACGCCAGCGCCGACCTACGGCATCCTGATCACGATCCGGTCGCTCTCTCCAACGGGCACGATCCTCGCCACATCGGACACCGTCGCGCCCGCCACGGTGGGGAGTGCCAAGAGCTACATCAGGTTCGAGTTTCCATCGGGCTTCACGTTTCAGGCGGGCGTTACCTACGCGATACGGGTGCAGACGGTCTCGCTGCAAGCTGGCTACGGCTACAACGCAGGCGGCTCGAACACCGATGTGTTTCCCGGCGAGGGCTCAAACGACAACGGTGAGACGGGCGGCGATCTCGGCTTCGTCATGCACGGTGCGTCCACCGACATGTACTACGCTGCGGGCGTAGACGATAACGGCACCACGATCAGGTTTATCAAATCGAGTGATCCGACCGCTGGGTGGACAACCACGGCTTCGGTCCCCTTGGGCGTACCGTGCACGTCGCTGTCAGCGTATCAGCAAGGCGACACCGTCCACTTCGTCTACGGCTACTCGAACGCGGGCAATGCGTTCTTGGCCTACCAGAGCCTCGATATGACGCTCGGCGGATTGTCCGGAAACGCCGAGACGATCCTGAACGGCGTGATCACGACCGGGCAGTTGGGCGCGCTGCAGCATAGTGCTTCGGTGGTCGTGCGCTCGAACGGCGAAGTGGTCGTGCTGCACAATGGCGTGCAGACCAAGACATCGGGCACCTACCGCGCGCGCGTCTATCACACGCGGCGAACTGCGGTGAACACGTGGTCCGCTCCTGTACAGTGCGATTCGAATACGGCTGGCGATTTCGTGGTTCGCGAAAGCGTGCTTGGCGCAGGCGATGTCGTCCACTTGTTCTGGTTCAACCAGACCATCGGACAGGGGCTATCGCGAACGCTCAGCGCGGCCAATGCACTAAGCACCGTGGTCGATTGCGGATCGGTTGGCACCAGCACCTACGATTATGCAGCGGACGCGCTGGTCGAGGGTGCGAACACGCGGGTCGCTTACGCCTACGGCAACAGCACCAGCAACAACATCGGGCGCTTTCTCAGCGCCGCAGCGCCGTCGTTCACCACCGGCTCACAACTTCCGGCAGGCGCGGCGCAGCCTGCAAGGCTAAGGCACGACGGCACTGATTTCTGGGTGTTCTTCCGCAACTCGGCGGGCAGCGCTGTCAACGTCGCGAAATCCGTGAACTACGGGCAGACGTGGGATTCGCCCGCCACGTCGCTTGTCGCTGCGGTCCCGGCATCGCGTGCTTCGCTATCAAGAGACGGAGCAATTTATCAGTACGGTTCTTCCATCGTCATCCCGTACTTCGTCGTCGATGGCAGCACATGGAGATACAACCAGCACGTTGCTCGCTATATCGCGCAGGCGGATGCGTGGAACGTCAACGACAAGAGCACTGGCGTCACCTTGTCGAACGGCGACAAGACAGCGACCACTTCAAACGGCAGCCAATATCTACGCTCGACCCAAGGCAACCCATCGGCGACAGCGGCAAAACTCTACGCCGAGTTCAAGAAAGAACTCGGCACATCGTCGCTGACGGTGGGATTCGCGGATGGTGATTCCACGCTGGCGAACGCCGCTGCACTGGCAGCCACACTCAACATCAACCACCTGTCCCAGAACGGTGGCAAGATTTTTATTAACTCCGTCGATACCGGAGTAAACATCGGCACCTTTGCGAACGGTGATGTCGCTTGCGGCGCGTGGGATACTTCAGCCAAGCTGGTCTGGTTTCGGAAAAACGGCGGGCTGTGGAATAACAGTGCGACAGCCGATCCGGCGACGGGCGTCGGGGGCATCAGCTTCCCCACGCCACCAACGAACAGCAAGTTGCTCGGCGTCATAATAAACTCTGGCGATTCGCTGAGTGTTCGCACTGAGGTCGCCGATTACACGCTCGCTCCACCGATTGGATTCAAATCGTGGATGGGCGAGATCATCCCGACCGCTGGTGCGTGGAACGTCAGTGACAAAGACGCATCGCTCTCGCTCAGTGGTAGCGACAAGATCGTAACGTCGAGTGTGACGCAATCGCAGGCTATTCGCTCGACCAGAACGATCCCCCTTGGGGCCGCAGAAAAATACTACGCAGAATACTTGCAGGACAATTACGTCACCGATCATGCTTTCGGTATCAAGCAAACTGGCAACGCCTTAAATATTATCAACAACGGCTGCGCCATCCTCTCGCAGATGGGCAATGTCCTCGTTGATAACGTCTCTCAGGGATCGTTTTCTGGATCGCCGTCAGCCCTCGTAGACGGAGATATTTACAGCGTCGCTTGGAATGTCCCTGCCAAACTTATCTGGTTTCGAAAGAACGCCCTTAACTGGAACAACAACGCCAGCGCTAATCCGGCGACAGGTGTAGGTGGATATTCGACAGCGGCCTTCCCCGCCGCAAACTATGCGCTGTTCGCCCAGTTGAGCGGAGTAGCGAGCAAGGGAACGCTCCGCACAGAGAAGGCAGAGTTCACTCTACCGACACCGGTTGGCTTCCTGTCGTGGATGGGTGAGACGCTCGTCATCCCCGACATGGGCACGCTGACATGCGGTGCAGCGAGTGTCTCAGGCGTTGGTGCAGCAACGCATCACGGCACCGGCACGCTCACTGCGCAGAGCGTCTCGCTCGTCAACCCGGGCGGCATCTCCGGATCGACCGGCACCGGCGCGCTGACGGCGCTGTGGACCGCGCCTGTATCAGCCAACACGATCCTGAACTCCGAAGAATTTGACAACGCCGCATGGTCGAAGACCAACGCGACAGTAACAGCCAATGCTGTCACGGCACCGAACAGTACGCTGACAGCCGATCAAATCTTCGACGACGCGGTGGCGTCTGGCGGTCACGCCGTTTCGATGTCGCGACCGACGGTCGCCGGTCAGCCGCACACGTTGTCGGTCTACGCCAAGGCTGGCACGCGCGGCTTCATCAGGCTGTCTCTCAGCGGCGGCACGTACTATTCGGTCTTCGATCTCAACGCCGGAACGCTGGGCCTCACGTCGGGGCTGACATCAAGGAATATCGAAGCGGTCGGCGGCGGCTGGTATCGATGTTCGATCACGATCACCATTGCCGGTGCGAGCGTCACCAACACTATCGCGTTGATGCCCGCCAACCAAGTGAACCCGAACTATGCTGGCGATGGCAGTTCGCTTTATCTCTGGGGCGTGCAGCTAGAACAAGCATCCGCTGCAAGCGCCTACACAAAACCGGCTGGCAGCGAGATCAGCCCGCTCACCGGCGTTGGCACCGCAAGCTGGAACGCGACAGGTGCGCTGCCTGCGGGAATTGCCGCCGCGTCTGGCATTGGCGAGGTCACGACGCCGCCAGCTATCGGCGTCGGCGTGCTGACGACAGGCGTTGCAGACCTCGATGCGTTCGGCAATGTGCGCTCGACCGGCTCTGGTGCAGGCGGTCCAGCCACCATCGAGATCAGCGGCACCTCGACGGAAACCGATTGGGGCAATCAGGCTTTCGGCCTTCACCGCATCGGACAGACCTTCCTCTCTGTCGCCGCGCGCATCGACAAGATCGCCGTGCCGCTGGGCAGGCTTGGTAGCCCGACGGACGACGTGGTCGTGAAGGTCTACGCGGTAGACGCGCAGCATTATCCAGCCACGTTGCTCGGCACATCGAACGCAGTGGCGGGGATGTCTCTCGCCGACAATTCAACGCCGACGGTCGAGTTCACATTCACGCCGCAGATCGCGGTGACGAACGGCACCGAGTATGCGTGGGTGCTGGAGCGCACCGGCGCGCTCGACGACAGCAACGAATTTTTGACGCGGCTGGTTGACCCGCCGACCTACTCCGGCGGCAAGGCGATCTATTACAACGCAGGTGTGTGGGGCGATGTCGGCCCTTACGACATGCTCTGCACCATCAGCCAGTACACCGTTGGCGGCTTGCAGCCCGCGAGCGCGTCGCTGTCAGGTGTTGGTATCTCGCGCATCGTGATGACCGGCGCGCTGGTGCAGGGCGCTGGCGAGATCACCGGCGTAGGCTTCTCCGGCGCGACCTCGACCTCGACGTTGCTGCAGGCAAGGATGATGCCGCTCACATTGGGCGGCGGCATCTCGTCATCGACCGGTGGATCAACGCGCACGTCAGAAATCGCTATCGACGGCGCGCGTACCACGTACGTGTTCGGCACCTCCCCGCAGCCGCGTGTCGGACAGAACTTCGTCTCGCAGGGCGAGGTGCTCACCAGCGTCACGGTCTACGTCTCGAAGAACGCAGCACCGACCGATTCTCTGCGTGTAAAGATTCAGAGCGTCGATGCCGCTCATTTGCCAAGTAGCGCTCTGGTCGTACAATCGCTTTACATCACCGGGTCAACGCTGCCGACCGGCGCGCCGGTAGCTCGCACGTTCACGTTCAGCACGCCGGTCTATCTCCAGAAGGGAATCGAGTACTGCGTTATTGTCGAGCGCACTAGCTCCGCGAACGCCACCAACAACTACAACATCAGCGCGACCACGAACGTCTATGCGCCAGCCTCCTTCCTGTACATGTCCACGAGCACGTGGTTGCTCGACGACACGCGCGATCTCGTGGTCTCCATCTCTCAGATCGAAGGCGGATTGTTCTCGGCTCGCGGCTCGATCAACGGCGCGGGCATCGGTCCGGCGTGGGTCGGCACCGGCGCGCTTGGCCCGTCACTGCCGCCGCTGCCTGATCCGATCACGCTTGGCGCGACGATCAGTATCGATTTCCTCAAGCGCACGGGATGGGTGCAGGGCGTTGGCAACGTCGGCATCGAGACCTTGCTCGGCAACGATCCGAACTACACTAGCTCAGTAACCGGCTACGACCCGCTGGGGATCACGCAGTGGGGATATAACCATCGCAAGGGTGCGCTTCAGCAACTACCGGCGTTCATCGGAGCGCTGCGTGATCAGGTGCTCGCTGGCAACTCGGTGATCATCAAGTTTCAATCGGACGATCAGCCCTTCGGAGAGTACGAAGAAGAGTTCGACCTCGACATCATGAACACCGGCAATGATCGGTGGGCGTGGGTCGCCGCGCAGGGAGATTACGTTTCCTCCGGCATGTACTGGGATTTCGGCCCGGAGTTGGGGCCGGGTGCTTGGTTCTTCTCACCGCTGCCCGGGCTGATCAATTCGTTCGGCCTCACCTTCCACAAGGGGCAGAACCGGTTTGAGACCGCCGCCAACAATGTGATGTCTGCGGGCTCGGCGATTCTCGGCGAGAACAACGCGCCAGCCGCGAACCCGATGCGCACCGTGATACTTTCGGCGTGGGGCGCGATTGCTTCGATCACCGTATTCAACACGCTGTCGCTTGCGGAGTTGCAGGCGCAAACGGTGCAGCGTATCTACAACGGCGATCCTATCCCGTCGCCGATTGCTGGTGTCGGCGTCGCGCACTACGTTGCGACCGGCGCGTTCGTCACCGCTCGATCCATTGTTGCTGGCGCTGGTCTCGTGCAGCACGCTGCATCCGGCACGATGCCTGCGCAGATCGCATCGCTTGCAGGCGTCGGCACCTCGTCGTCGGCTGGCACTGCGGCGCTGCCGTGGATCACACCAGCGTTGCCGCCCGACGCAATCATCAACGTCGATTTCCTGACGAACAAGGGATTCGTTGCAGGCACCGGCGAGGTGGGCATCGAGACCTTGATCGGCTCCGATCCGGAAACAGAGTGGGCACTCGGCCCGACGGAGTACGATCCGGCGTACGTCACGCAGTACGGATACGAGCCATATCGCAAGCCGGGCGAAGTGATGCCCGCGATGATCGGCGCGCTGAAGACCGCAGCGCTCGGCGGCAAATCGATTGTCATCAAATTCCAGACGCCACCGTCGCCGCCCGCGAGCAATTGGGTCAACGTCTACTTGATGAAATCGATGGGCTTCGACGGGCCTTTCTGTGAAGGCTTCCCGGTCCAATCGAACTTCGGCACCAGCAAGTGGCAGCAACAGATCGGCGATGGCGCGTGGACCGCGCGCGCTCCGGGCAACATCAACGCTCTCGGCTTCAACGTCGTCGGCCCGCAAGCTACCGGGCGAATGGATTTCGCTGCAGGCAATTTCGGTTCGGGGACGCATGCGTTCTCGGCGGCGGATTGGTCTGGTCCTCTCGCGCTTGCGATGATCATTACGTACGAGGCGATCACCTCGATCACGGTCTATGAGACGCTTGCGCTTCCTGCGCTGCAGGCGAAGACCGCGCGCACACTGCAGGTCGCGACAGGCTCGTTGAACTACGCGACGATGACCGGTCTCGGTTCTGCGGTCACCGGCGTCGGCGGCACAGGTGCCTTCATTCCGGCAGACGCGATTGCTGCAGGCGCTGGCATCTCCGGCACCTATGGCGGCACCGGTGTGCTCACCTCGAACGCATCGCTCGCTGGCGTCGGCAAAGTGATCGCAACAGGCAGCGGCGCGCTTGTTGTCCCGGGTGTTGCGGCGATGGCTGGCGTCGGCGTCGTCCGCGCGGTCGGCACCGCAGCGCTGAATGCACAGGCTGCGGTCGCCGTCGGCGCAGGCATCGCGCGTCACGTTGCAACAGGCACGATGCCGTCAACGTACGCGACGCTCGCTGCCGCTGGCTCTGTCGTCGCTGGACCCGAAGGCACCGGCACCTTCGTTGCGCAGGTCGCGAAGGTCGTTGCATCTGGCGTCGCGCATCACATCGCGACCGGCGCGCTTGTCGATCAGGTGGCGTCGATCACCTCGACCGGCAACGTGCGATGGAGCGGCACCGGCGCAATGCCCGCAGGCGTCGCGGCTGTTGCTGGCGCAGGCGTCTCGTCTTCGAGCGTGACAGCGGCGAGCTTGCTTGCGGCGCGTTCGCAGGTCGAGGGCTGGGAAGGCGTTGCGATCATCGCTGGCACCGGCGCGCTGGTCGCTCAATCGCATACGCTCGCATCGTCGGGCGGCGTTCTCACTTCCGGCACGGGCGCGTTGCTCGATCAGGCGAGCGCTCTTGCTGGCGCTGGTCTCTCTAGATCGCTGGGCACCGGTGCACCGATCTCGCAGGCCAGCGTAATTTCCGGCGCTGGCGTCTCGTCTGTGGCAGGCGCTGGCGCGATCATCCCGACGACGGCGGCTGTCGTCTCCGGCGCTGGCATCATCATCCCGGCTCCGTCAGGGACCGGCGCGCTGTCGTCGGGCGTGTCGCGCGTTACGGCTTTCGGCGTTGTCGAGCGCGTCATGACCGGCGTGCTCGTCGCGCAGAATCGCGTGATGTCGAGCACGGGCGGCGTGAGCCGAACGGTCGGCACCGGCGCGATTCTTGGGACAGAGGCGGCGGCTGCAGGTGTCGCGGTCGGCACCTCGCGCGGCACCGGCGCACTGGTCACGGTCTCCACTCTCGCAGGCGCGGGCGTGTCGCGCGTCGAGGGTGCAGGCGCGCTGTCGAGTGGCGTGGCAGCGGTCGCTGGCACGGCGGTTGCGACGCAACTCGGCAACGGCGCGCTGACCGCATCGAGCGCTGCGGTCTCCGGCGCTGGCTTCGTGCAGCACGTTGTCGTATCGGCGGCGCTGGCTGCGCAGGCGGCTCAGGTCACGGCTGGCGGTCTGTCGTCCTCCACGGCAACCGCTCCCCTGCAGGCGTCGCGCTCGACCGTGCAGGGCGTCCAAGGCGTCATGATCGGCTTGGGCGTCGGCGACCTGCAGGCTCAATCCCGGCTGATGGCGGGCGCTGGTCTGGTCAGGGCTATCGGCACGGGTTCACTTTCCGTTGCTGATTCGTCCACCGTGAACGCCGTAGGGGAAAGCGATTCATCTGGCAGCGGCGTGCTGGGATGTTCGCCGTCGATCATAGAAGCCACCGGCAAGGGGGATATCGAGGGCACCGGTGAGCTTGAAGCCGCCGGGGCTGTCCTTGCCTCAACCGGCGGATCGGTGCGCTGGGCGGGCACCGGTGAGCTTGAGGCGCAGGATCGCAAGGTCGTCGGCATCGGGCGGGCCATCGCCACCGGCACCGGCGCGCTGCAGCTTCCGACCGTCGCCACGGTCACCGGCACCGGCACGACCTCGTCGCGCGGCTTCGGCAACATGACCTCGAAGCGCGCCACCATCTACGGCACGGCGTTCCTTTCGACGTTGGGCTCCGGCGAGCTTCAGGCTCAGAACCGCAAGCTGACCGGCGTCGGCAGGGTGATCGCGACCGGCACCGGCATCCTGCGGCAGGCGCGTCCGGACCTCGACGGCGAGGGTCTCTCGTTCTCGCGGGGCACCGGACAGATCAAGCCAAGGTCGGCGCAGATACATGCGTTCGGCGTCGAGACCGCGTACGGCGAAGGCGATCTCGTCTCGCTGCCTGTCACGATCAGCGGCTCGAACCTGATCGAGGGCGACGCTGTCATCGATGCGGCATCGGCGCAGATCGTCGGCGTCGGCGAGGTCGGCGCGTACATTCCGGCAGCACCGCCCGATCCTCCGGGCTCATACCCGGGCACGACGACGTGGGCAGGCTACACGCGCACGCCTTCGCAGCTTCCGCCGCCGTGGTGGATGAGGAAGGCTGCATGACGAAATCGAAAGCGAAGATGCGCGGCTTCATCAGGCAACCAAGCGGGCCGACGCAGCCGCTGCCTGAACAGAAGCCGCCGCTCGCTTGGATGATCAACCGGCTGCAGGTCGATGCAGAAGGCCAGCCTTTGATGGAGGGCATCTTCTCGAACTACAACGACGACATCCTCGTCGAGGCTGATGCGGCAACGCTGGTCGGTCGTGCCTCGAATGTGCGCGGACCGGTCGAGAGAATCGCAATCGGCACAGGGCTGAGCATCGAGAACAACACGCTGAACGCCAGCGGCACGCCGGGGATACAAGGACCCGTCGGGCCTGTCGGACCGCCGGGACCTGCAGGCGCGTCGTCGTCGATGTTTCTTTATCGCTTCGATTCGAACACCGCGTACAACGATCCGGGCGCTGGCCGCATGCGTTACAACGCATCGACGCCAGCGGCGACGACCAAGCTCTACGTTGACCGGCTCACGCAAGACGGTCTCGATCCGACGGTGATGTTCACGCTTGCGACCTTCGATGACACCTTCATCATTCAAGAGCGCGGCACCTCTGTGCGCTATCAGCAATTCAAGTTGATGGGACCCGCGACGATTCTCGGCGGCGATTGGTTCGAGGTGCCGGTGCAATACGTGACGCAGAACGGCGCGAACTTCTCCAACAACATGGAGATCACCGCTCTGTTGCGCACGATAGGCAAGCAAGGCATTCCCGGCCCGTGGACGCAGATCACGCAGGCAGCATACAACGCACTGTCGCCGCCTGATCCCGCAGTGCTCTACGTGATCATCGGATGACGGCGCTCAATCACGCCGACATGATCTTCTACAAAGGCATGGCGGCGGACAGGGTCTACGCCGGATCAGTAAAGGTGTGGGAGAGGTTCTCTCCGCTCAACTTGACAGGCTGCAAGGTCTGGCTTGATGCATCGAAGCTCGCGGTGCCGAACGGCGCACCGGTGTCGTCGTGGACAAACCTCGCGGGCTCACCTCACCCGGCGCTGTTGGGTTCGCCTTCGCCGGTGATGATGACCAACGCGATCAACACCAGCATGCCGTGCGTGCGTGTCACGCAAGGGCAGGGACGGTGGCGGTTCACTGGTCTCGATCTCGACAGGGAGTACACGGCTTTTATCGTAGCGCGTCGCTGGCAGTTGCGCGGCGGTCGCATCCTCACCTCACTCGGCACGACCTCGAACTTTCTCATCGGCTGGCATGGCAATGAGTTCGAGTGCATGTATCAGGAGGGATGGTTCAACACGCCGGGACCGACGGGCGGTCTACTCTCGACGACGGCGTGGCGCATGTACTCTGCGGACGGATCGGCGTCGAACACGTCGCGCCTGTTCGGCTTCGGCTACTTGCTCGGTCAACATCCAACGCCGCCAGCGAGCAAGGGCTGGGGCGGCACGCTGAACATCAGCGGCTACACCAACGACGTTGATATCGCGGTGTCGCAGCAAGCCGATTGCGATGTCGCAGAACTGATCGTCTACAACAGGAAGATGCCCGACCTCGAACGACAGAGGGTCGAGAGCTACCTGATGACGAAGTGGAATCCGATCACGGCGTTCAAGCCGACCGATCTCGGATCGAACCTCGTCGCATGGTTCGACGCGAAGGATGCAGCGTCGGTGCAGCGTGGCACAGGTCCATCTACTCGCGGCGCTTACTACGGCGTCTACAACTGGAAGAACAAGGGCGCGGGCGCGATGACGCTCACGCAATACACCGACGCTTATCGACCGCTCTACACTTCAGGCGTGTCGGTGAACTTCGCTCAGGGCGAGATCATGAACCCGGCGAACGCACCGGCATCGTTCGATGTCTACGTCGTCAGCCGACCGAATCTCGCAGGTGATTGGCGAACGCTACTGCGCAGTGCGCAGGGGCACGAGATGATCATCGAGCACAATAGCAATCGGCTCGGTGTCTACACGACGACCGCCTTCAATCCTGCGGGAGCGCTGGAATGGCCGGGCGTTGACGGGCTTGGCTTCGCTCGCGTCGCTGCAAGCACTGCCACGCTGATCTCGCGCGACGGCGGACCGCTGACAGCAACGGCCACCGCGCTTCCTGCGGGAAGCCCGGCGGCTACCATGTTCGGAGGATATGCGAGCGCTCCGCCTTCGCAGCCTTGGGGCAAGGTCTACGAGGTCATCTTCGTGCCGTACAATCTCGAAGGCGCGCGGCTGATGATCGAAGGCTATCTCATGCATCGGCACGGCTTCGCTTCGCTTCTTCCATCCAACCATCCGTACAAGATCAACCCACCGTAAAAGGAAACGACAATGCCTATCGACCAGAACACACTGAGCAAGCTCGTTGATGAGAAGGTTCGCATGACAATCGGCGAACTCACGATGCAGACCATCGTGCTGAAGACGCTCCTCGACATGCAGGGCGAGGTGGTGATGTCGCCGGAGAATCAGCCGCAGACGCCGCACACGCCGCGACCGAATCCGATTCCGCAGCCGATCCCTGCGGACAATCCGACGCCGCCGCGCACGCAGCCGTCGCCGCCGGACAAGCCGGAATCGCAGCCGACACCGCCGCAGCAAGCGAAGGGCAACGGCAGCCTGCATCCAATTCGCGGAGCGTAGTTCATGGTCAAGGTAACGGTTGACGCCTCGTGGCGCATGGCGCGCGTCGAGTTCAACACGCCTTACGATCCGGGCGGCACCATCGTCGGCTTCGGCGAGGTGCTGTTGCAGGACCCGGGCGGCGAGCCATCGCCCGACGCGAGGGTGCTGCGCGTGCGTGGCCGTTCGACCGGCAAGACCTACGGCACGATGCAGGGCTCGACCGTCACGCGCGTGCTCGCCGACGTGCTCGATGAAGAGATCGACATCGAGGGCGTCGGCAAGGTGACGTTCTCGCAGGCGATGGCTGCAATGGAGATGTTCCTGCAGACGTGGCTGATCGAGGACGAAGAGAAGCCGGAGACCGCCGCAGTGCCACAGGCGGAGGAGCTTACATCGGTGCCGGTGCTTGGAGCGAAACCGCCGCAGGGCGACGAGCTTCCGAAGCCGCTCGATCCTTTCGCGCCGACCGGACCTGATCCGATTGTCGAGCCGACGCCGCATGGAGAGGAGCGTTGATGTCATGTCTGATCAACAGCCTGAAGGGAGGGCCAAGAACGTAGGCATGTTCCTGCGCATCATGGATGACCAGCCGCTGTCGCTGGCGCTCGTGGTGATGAACTTCGTGTTGCTGGGCTTCCTGTTTTATTCGGGGACCTCGCAGCTATCGCAGAGGCAGGAGACCTCTTCGATGATCGTGAAGTGGCAGCAAGACACCGACAAGCTGATGGCGTCGTGTGTCTCCGCAGAGATCATGAAACTCGTGCTCGACGCCGTGCAGCATAAAGCTCCGCCGGTCGCGGAGCCGAAGTGATGGTCGAGGTCGCTAAGGGCTGGATCAAGGAAAACTCGACCTTGGTGACATTCCTCGTTGCACAACTATTCGCGATGGGCGCGGGCGCTGCGTGGATCATTGCCTATAGCGTGAAGCTCGACACCAGAGTCGAGATCATGGAGACGCGCGGCGCAGAGTACAGCGTCGCGCGCATGGCTAAGATGGAAGAGCGCATCACGATCATCGAACAGCGACAGGCTCGCAACGAAGATCAGATCAAGCGTCTCGTCGATGAGTTTATCAAGGACACGCAACAGCGTGCTCGGCAGCCGCAGCCGCAGGCTCCTCGCTAACTACCAAGGTGAACATCATGAGCAAGAAGAAAACGGACGCCGTGGCGTTCGAAGAGACGGTCATGCTTGACGCATCGGCCACGAATATCCGCGAGCTTGGTGACGGCTACATCGTTTGCTCGCCGCGCATCGCGCGCACCGGCATCCAGATTTATCAGGGGCGCGAGCTTGGCCGCCCCGACCTCAAGGAGGTGCGGGTTTATCGCCCGGAGAGCGAGGTCTTCAACAAGGACGCGATCAGCACGCTGGCAGGCAAGCCGGTCACCATCGAGCATCCGTCCGAACCGGTCACCGCAAGCACGTGGCGCGATGTCGCTGTTGGTCATGTCGGCAACGACATCCTGCGCGACGGCGAGTTCATCCGCGTGCCGCTGCATCTGATGGACGGAGAAGCAATCAACGAGGTGCGCAAAGGCCGCTCGCAATTGTCGGTCGGCTATTCCGCAACGCTGTTGTGGCAGGACGGCGTCACACCAAGCGGCGAACCCTTCGATGTCACGCAGACATCCATTCGTGCCAACCACGTAGCAATTACCCATACGGCTCGTGGTGGACCCAAGCTCCGTATGGGTGATCGAAAATCACAGGAGAAGCAAATGGCTACCCGTAACATACTGATCGACGGAATCGGCGTGGACCTTGAGGAGCGCGATGCTCAGATCATCGAGCGCAGCCTCACCAAGCTCAGGGAAGAACTCGCCACAGCGCAGACCGCGCTCGCGACAACGAAGACCACGGCGCAGAACGATTCCGCTACGGCGGCAACGAACCTCGCCAACGTCAACGCGACCGTCGCGACGAAGGACGCTGAGCTTGCCACGCTGAAGCAACAGCTTGCCGATGCGAAGCTCACGCCGCAGAAGCTCGACCAGTTGGTCGCTGATCGCGCGCAGACCATGATCCGCGCCAAGGCGCTGGTCGGCGATGCGCTCGTCGTCGAAGGCAAGACCGACGCGGACATCCGTCGTCAGGTCGTGGCCTCGAAGCTCGGCGAGGTCGCCAAGGATTGGACCGACGATCAGGTCACGGCGTCGTTCAACACGCTCACTGTTTCCGTTGGCGACACCAACGGCAACGGCAACCTGCGCCAAGTGGTGAACGTCATTCGCCACGCTGACAACAGCGGCGGCGACAACGTCGCCAAAGCCTACAACGAGTACGACGAAGCTCTCTCCAACCGCTGGAAGACCGCAGGCGTTCGGCAGCCTGCCTGATTCCATCGACGCTTAAACCCATCCATCAAGAGGAGTTACGACAATGGCAGACACTAATGTGCAGGTGCGTCGCACGCCTGATGACATCGCCGGTCAGGTGCCGGAGGTGATCAAGGCTCGACAGGAGATCGTCGAGACGCAGAGCAAGGAGATCGAGGCTCGCAACAAGGCGGGCATCAATCCTCTCGGCGTGCCGCAGAGCACGTTCCCCGAAGGGATGCGTCAGGGCATCCACGGCATGATCAACCGCATGGTTGATTTCAATACCGTGACACGCTCGGTCGAAGGCCCGGCGACGGGAATCGGTCCCGGGCGCGTGGTGTCGCAATCGACGGCGTACGACATCAACTGCATTCTCGGCGGCACGCTCGTGGGCTTCATCGGCTTCACGGTTCTCGACCCGACCAACATCAGCCCCATCGGCTCTGCGGTGCCGGTGGATCATACGCCGCAGTACATGAACGTCGGCATCCTCACCAAGGGCGAGATGTTCATCACTGCGACCGTCGCCACGCTTGCTGGTGATCCGGTGCACTTCGGTACGACCGATGGTGTGCTCACCAACACCGGCGGCATCGGACCCATCGTCGGCGCACGCTGGAAATACTCTCGCCCCGCGAACGAACTCAACGTCGTTCAACTCGGCATCCAGCGCTAACCCCGTCACACCGACGTTTCATCCCTCATCGAAAGAACCCGTCAGGAGGCGGACATGCGAGACATGTATTCACGCGACGCACAGCAAAGTGCTTACAACTTTGTTGTGTCACAAAACACGGCCATCGAAGCGCAGGTGGTCAAGATGCAGTATCCCGAAGTGCAGTATCCGGACCTCGTTCCGGTTGACACTGCAACGGGCAACGAGTGGGTGAAATCGATCACGTACTACTCAGCCGATATGGTGGGCCGTGCCGATTGGTTTCATCACACTGCGATGGACGTGCCGCTGGCAGAACTGACCCGCGATAAATTTGAGCGCGGGATGGAGATGGCAGCCATCGGCTATCGCTACACCCTTGAGGAGGTGGCGCAGGCGATGAACACGCCCGGCCTCAACCTCACCGCAGACAAGGCGGTCGCTTGCCGCCGTGCCTACGAGGAGTTCGTTGACGGCGTTGCGCTTCGCGGTTCTGCCGCGAAGAACATGCAGGGGCTGATCAACTCGTCGCTCGTCGCTGCAACAACGGCACCGGCGGACGGCACCGCAGGTGGCACCTCGTTCGCCAGCAAGACCAACGATCAGGTCATCCGCGACATCAACAGCGCGCTGACCGGCATCGCCACCGGTACGAACTGGCTCTACTACGCCGACACTGTCTTGCTTCCGCCAGCGGTGCTGGTCGGCATGGCAGGACGCATCATCCAGTACACGCAGATCACGTTGCTGGAATGGATCAAGACCTACAACGTGCTGACGGTGCAGACGGGGCGACCCATCACCATCGCTGGCGTGCGCGGTCTTGAGACAGCGGGTGCCGGTGGCATCTCGCGCATGGTCGCCTATCGTCGTGATCCGCAGGTTCTCAAGATGTGGATTCCGATGCGCCACAAGTTCTTGCCGGTGTGGCAGCGCGGCCCGCTGGTGTTCGATGTGCCGGGCATCTTCCGGATCGGCGGCATCGAAATCAGGATGCCCGCAGCGATGCGCTACCTCGACGGCGTCTGATCCGTCGAGGCTCGTTCGTCACATCATCATCAACAGGAGATCAAGATGGCGAAGATTAAGAACACCGGCAGGCAGCCTCGCGGCTTCTTCACTGACGAGGGCACCCACGTCGTGGTGCCGCCCGGAGGTGAAGCCGAGTTCAACATGAGCGAGGCGGATTACAAGCACCTCGAAGAACTCGTGAAGATGGAAGACCCGCCGCTGTACGAGATCAGCGGCGGTCATGGCGGCGTCAAGAAGCTCAACGCGAAGGAGCAACGCGAAGCCGACATCAAGAAGGCGGAGGAGGATGCGAAGAAGGCATCCGACGCCGCTGCCGCTCACGAGAAGGAAGTGGCGAAGGACGCCAAGGACGCTGAGAAAAAGAAGGCTTGATCGATGCCGGTCAACCCGACGCTGCCACCTACTATCGCGGAATTTCGGGTGATGTTTCCGGAGTTCTCCGAAGTATCAGACGAGATGGTTCAGTTGCGGCTCGACGAGGGCATGCTCTGGGTCGATGCGTTCTGGTATCCGGTCGATGCAAAGTTCGCCGTGTTGTACGCCGCTGCGCACTACCTCTCGCTCCACGACAAGGCGAGCGGTGGTGAGATCAGTAGCGGCGAAGAAGGCGGCGGTGGTGGCAGCGTCGTTGATCCGGAGATCGGGAAGGTGTGGATCAAATCGGTTCGCTTCCGCGACCGCTCGATATCCTACGAACGTGTCGGCGCGTCTGACGAACAGCAAAGCGGCAGCGGCAGTGAAGCCGCCGCGTCCGCTGAGTTCTGGGAATCGACACCGTACGGTCAGATGTACTTGTCGTATCGGCGGCGCAACGTGCCTCATGTAGCGGTGATCTGAGATGGATTATTCACTGAACGTAAAACGTCAGCGCATGCAGGCTGTGCTCAACGCCATCGATGGCGGCAACGGTCCCGGCATCATCGAGCTTCGTGACAGCGAGCGCGTGATCCTCTGCACGCTGTTGCTGCAGCGACCCTCGTTCTATCTGGTCGGCGAGAACCTGCAGCTATGCGCGCCGACGACAGGCTTCGTTTCCATCGCGGGCGTCGCCAGCATCGGCACCATCAGCGATGGCTCCGGCATCATTGTCGTGGACGAGATGACGGTCGGCATCGATACGACGCCGGACCAGATTCACGATTATGAAATCGTGCTCGACGACAACGTGCTCGATGTCGGCAAGCAAGTGACGATCACGAACGCAACGCTCGAACATGGGTAAGTGGACCCGTGATCGCTTCCTCGTCCTGATGGCGATAGCCCTTGCATTCGCAATGGTGATTCTCGTGGTGATCTTCAATGGCCCGTCGCACTAGCCGCAAGATACTCGCCGACGACATGATCCCGGTGGATGACGCCGTCGATGATGCGTTCGCCGAACAGGTCGTGCTGCAGCCGATGCTGACGCAGAAGACCGGCTATCGCGAAGCTGTGCCCGATCCCAATCGCCAGACCGTCATCACGCGCGGCATCTACGATCAATCGCGCGGTGCCACCGAAGGGACCGGCGGCGGCTTGATGCACAAGCAAGCCATCGTGGACACCTCGCTGTCGATCAGGTGGGAGCCGGTCAGGCAATGCGGGTTGAGGAAAGGAGATCGCGTTTTCTTTCCTGAGCGCGACGAGCACTACGAGGTGACGTTCATCTACGAGGAGCCCGGCGGTCGTCCCGACGTTCATCTAGTGCGCGTACTGGACGAGGTGCCATGAGCATCATCCGCATGCTGACACGGCTCACCGCAGTGGCGGCGTTGCGTGGCACGACGTGGGCAGATGATCGCGTGTTCGACAGCGACAACACGCCGCTCGGTCAGGCGCTGGTGCTGAACGAAGCGGCGAAGCCTTACATCGTCGTCTACACCGACAGCGATAGCCGTGGCGGCGTTGACGGCACGAACCTCTATCTCGTGGATCGCGAACTGAACCTCGTCATCGAGATCGGCGTCGCGTCGAAGATCGAGGGCGAGACCGGAGGAGAGACACTGAAGATTCCGCAGACCGACGAGGGCATGGAGATCGCGCTCGACATGGTCGAGGACCAAGCGCTGGGCTCGTTGTTCGGCAATCCGCAGAACGAGTGGGCCGAGTTGCTGAAGCACTTCGTCATCAAGGTGGTGCGCGTCAGCGGGCAGCGGGGCGCTGCGGCAGAGCGAGACCGTCGCTGGGCCGCGCGGCAACTGAGCATCATCTGCGACGTGCAAGCCGACCTGCCGCCGGGCGTCGAGATACCGGCGAACCATCCGATCAGGAAGTTCATCACGGTCGCGAAAGAGAATCCGGAAGCGCACATGGAGCACGCTGCAGAGATATGCGAGGCGCTCGTGAGCCGCACGCCAGCGCCGGGCTGGGAGCAATTGCAGGCGTGGCTCGGTCTGCGCCGCGAAGGGCTGCGCGCCATCGGCAAGGCACCGCTGTCGTCCGACCTGCCAGCGATGGCGACCGGCTACGGCGACGACCTGACCGACACGAAGGGCGAAGCGCCGATCCTGCGCAAGCTCGGCTACGACGACATCGAAATGCCGGAGGGCATGGAAGAGGTCGGCCTGATCGATGTCGGCGTGATCAGCACCAACGTCGTGGTGATCAAGCCGGACGAGAAGAAAGACAAGGTCGTGATCGATGGCAGCGGGGATTAAACTCAACATCGACACGTCGGAGCTACTCGATTTCGTCAAGCATCTGCAGAAGGCAGCGAAGGTCACCAAGCCGATCCTCGCTGTCGGGCTCAACGATGTCGGCGATTCTCTGGTGTCGTTGCTGGCGGTCAACCTGACGAAACAGACCGGGCTGTCGCTGGAGGAAGTGCGCGGGCTGTTCAAGGTCAAGCGCGCCAAGGTGGCCGACCTCACCTACGACGTGAGTATCGATCCGGCGCTTCTCGAAGACACGGCGCGCAACCTCGAAGGCGGACGCGAGAGCACCGATTTCGGAAAGATGGACCCGAACCGATTGGTGGTCTGGGTGTCGAAGAACGACGAGTTGGTCTGCATGGATTGTGAAGAGATGCAGGCGGCTGGTCCGATGCCTGCGTCGGTCGCCGCGAGTAGGCACCCGAGACACCCGAACTGCCGGTGCATCCTCCTGCCCTATGTGCAGAAGGGCAAACGTCTGCCGGTGACGATGACGACAGTGACCGGCACCAGCGCGACGAAACGTGGAGGAAGGAAGACCATCGTCGATCAGGATCGAACGCTGCGCCAACTCGCGCAGGACATCCTCGACAAGACATCGAAGGCGATAAGGATCGAACTGTCATGAGCGAAGATTACAACAGGCTCCTGCAGGAATTGTCCGACATGAAACGCCGGATGGCGGACATGCATCAGAACGGCACCGTGCACGAGGTGAAGGGCACGAAGCTGCGGATGTCACTCGGCAAGGACAAGGACGGCAAGGACATCCTGACGCCGTGGCTCAACACCGCGAACCATCGCGGCGGCGCGACCGAACAGCGCTTCTACAAGAAGGGACAGAACCTTTCCATCGTCTGTCCCGGCGGCGACATCACGCAGGGGATGATCACGCCGTACGCGCCGAACAAAGAGTTCAAGACGCCGGAGCACGCCGACGGCTCAGGGCAGGACGAGGAGAGCTATCAGCAAGGTGATTATCGCGGCAAGCAAACCAAAGAAGGTCACGATCACTGGCTGCAGGATGAAGAGAAAGAACAGAGCGGCGGCGGTGGTCAGCAAGGCGGCGGTGGTGGCGGCAAGCAACAGAAGAAGGGCCACACCGGCGGCGAGAAGGCGAAGGTCAAGAGCCGCATGAACAAGGACGGCGGGCACACGCTGCGCGTCGGCAAGGATGCTCGCGTCGCCTCACACAAGGAGGGCGCGAAGCTGCGGATGGCGAGCGATTGGGTGGTCGTGAAGAAAGGCCAGATCATTTTCTCGAAGCCGCCGATTCTGGGGCGCGATCCGATACCGAACGACGACAAGTAATTTGTCTCACGCCGAGACAAATCCCTCTTCACCACAGGAGAAGCCACGATGGCAAAGCACATGGTTATGCAGAAGTACTTCGTCTACGACCCGGGCGTTCACGCTGGTGACGAACTCGGTGGTCTGCGCGTGCACGATGGCGACGACGGGCTGCACGTTCTCGCCTCGCCGCTGATGATCCAGTACTGGATCGATCAGGGTTTGATCGGCACCGATCCCGTCAGCAAGCTCAAGAACGGCGCGAAGAAATTGCTCGCGCAGATCACGCGCGGTCGCAGCGAGAGCGACGACGATCCGAAGCGCGTGCCAAGGTACAGCCGCCGCACGCAATCCGGCGCACCGTCGTTTGCCGCCACGCCTGCATCGGTGCGGCAGAAGGAACGCAACAAGGCGCGCAGAGCCGCCAAGAACGGCAACGGCAAGAACGGCAAGCCTTCGAAGAAGGAAGATCGCAAGCCGTCCGCTCCGTTCGTCGCACCGGCGGAGTAGCGCGTGGCTGATTTCGTTTACGATCCGACCTTGGACATGTGGCCTGACCTCAAGTATGGCCGCATCGTTCTGAGCCCGACGCGCATCGGCATGGACCGGGTGACCGGCAAAGTGCTGACGGGTTGGGATCACGTCGTTCAGAGCATGCTCCTGATCTTCTCGACGAGATTTCACGAGCGTGTTCTGCGGCGCTGGGTCGGCTCGTTCGTCCCGCACATGATCGGCAACAACGCGACCGAACCAACGATCACGAGATTCTACTGGGCGATAGCAACCGGCCTCGATCTCTGGGAGCCGAACTATCGCATCCAGCGTGTTCGCGTCGGCACGCGCGCGGATGGCTCGTTGCTGTCCTCGTCCGAAGAGTTGCGCACCGGTCGTCTGACCACGTCGATGGAGGGCACCTATCGTCCTCGCGGTCATCTCGGCAACGACCAGCCGCAGGTGCGTCGCTCCGTCGGTCTGGTCTCGCAGGGCTACAATCTTTGGGAGCGGCAGCCGGGCTACGTGGTCGGCGCTCCTGCGTACGGTGAAGGCACAACGCCGACCGTTGTACCCGGGAGCAATTACTGATGGCGAGCGGACAGGCGCTGACCGATAGATTGACGGAGCGCATCTCCGTCATCCTGCCTGCGAACCTGCAGCCGATGATCGTGCTGGAGAAGCTCGACGTGGAGACGATCCTTGCGGATCGGATGACACGGCTCAAGCAACTCTGGGCGCTGTACGATCCACCGGCAGCGGCGCAGTACGATGTCGAGATGCTTGAGTTTGATCCGATCAAGATCAACCAAGAAGCCAGCACCTACTTCGAACTTCTCGTTCGAGATCGAGTGAACCAAGCGGCGCGCTCGATCACGCTCGCCTACGCCATCGGCACCGACCTCGATGCAATCGCATCGCGCTATCCCGGCGGCGTGCCGCGTCTGCCGGGCGAGAGCGATGATCGATATCGTCGGCGCATCTGGTTGTCGCCGAACACGCTGTCGCCTCACGGCACGGCAGAGGCGTACGAGTTCTGGGCGCTGACCGCGCTCCCTGCACTGCGCGACGTGACGGCGATCCGCGCGGTGGCGCACGATTACTACCCGACGATTCTGATCACGTGTCTGATGAACACGAACTACGACGACCCGAAGCCGTCGCAAGAGCAACTCGTTTTCATCCGCTCGTACATCCAGAGCCTGTCGCGTCAGGGTCTCACCGATGTGATCTCGGTCAATCCGCCGAAGATCATGGAGATCAACTACAGCGTCGCGGTGTGGCTCTATCCCGGCACGCTTCCCGATCAGACCATGCTGAAGATCAGCCTGAACCTGAGCGAGCTTGTCACGAACCAGTACTGGCTTGGGCATGATCATTCGCTCACCGCGATCCACGCGGCGTGCAACGTCAGCGGCGTGCATCACGTCGATGTCGAGGAGCCGACCGACAACGTGATCGTGCCGCTCGATTGGGTCGTGAAGGTCAAGACGATCAACGTGCGAATGGCCGGGCGTCAACTATGAGCGACATCGTCACTGAAGGCATCATCCAGTATCCGGGCGCGAAGCTCCTCTATCGCAACGCGACCGGTCTTGAGAAGGCGATGGCCGACGTTGACGGCGAGCGCTTGATCGGCACCTACGCCGAGATCGTCGCCGATCAGTGGGACCCGTACCGCATCAGCTACAACAACCTGCCCTATCTCGGCTACGCGCACGGCGTGATGTTGTGGGAGGACGGCTGGAGCGAGAGCACGCAGCGCGAGTGGATCGCGCGGCAGTTCGAGTACAAGAGCCTGCGCGGGACGCAAGCCGGAATCGAGATGGCGCTGAACTACAGCGGTCGCGATTTCAGTGGACCTCCCGGCTACACCATCGTGCAGGCGATCCGTCCGCCGCAATCGTTCTTCGCCTCGCCGTCGCTGAGCAAGGCGGAATACGATTTCTGGATTCACCTGATGCCGGAGTTGCGGATCACCTTCTATGAAGGGATCGGCTGGGACAGCGAAGAAGTTCTCTTCTCCGACGACGGTGGCTGCAACTGGCACGTCGGGCTCGACGACGGCGAAGCGCTGCACGGGCGCAAGGCTTTCCTTCGCGTGCGTGGCGTCGATCAGCCGCTGGAGATTTACCAGTTCACCAAGACGATCAACGGCAAGACCTCGATTGATTACGAGCGCGTGTCGATCCCCGGTCACGGCGGCTTGGCGATGATGTGCGGCGACATCTTCGTCAACGAGGACGACCGCTACGTCTGCGCAGAGAAGATCGTGCCGCAGCTTGTCACGGTCCGCGTCGATGGCACGTACGACCACGAGCAATCGTTGCTGCATCTCGACACGGTGGTGCCCGGGCTCGACCCTATCGATGTGCGCTACGAGCGCGACAGCGACATCGGATGGGGCAACAGCTTTCTGTTCGTCAACGATTGGCAGGACAGCCGCAACTTGATCGTGCCGTCGTATCCCGTCGTCGGCGGTGGCGATCTTGTGGCAGGCGCTGCGACATGCGTGAGCGGATGGACCGCGCACGAAGGCTTCGGGAATCTCGTGGCGCAGCCCACGCAGATAACCAGCACGAGCCCGCTCTATGGCGATCCGCTCGTGGTCTACGCCGACGCAGGATACGACGCAGCGAGGATGCTGGCTGATCGCATCTTCCTGCACGACCCGGAGATCGTCGGCGTCATCACCGGCGGCATCTCGTTCGTAGGTGTCGATTACGTTTCGTGGCCCGCGTACACGGCTGATCTCATGATCGCGCTGCGCACGTGGGACAAGAAGTGGAGTTGGTTCGCTGACGAAGGTTATCTGCACGACGACAACTACTTCGCAAGCGCGCCTGACCTTGATGATTTCGACCGTAGCAATCGCGCGGTCGTCACCTCGCAGGCGCTGCGGGATCGAGTGCGCGTTGCTTACGATCCGACACGCTTGATCGAACTACGCGAACGCGCTTGGCCCGAAACCACAATAGATCAGCAAGTGCCGAACTTGCTCTAGGAGAGACAAATGGAACGTAAAGTTAACATCCAAGATTGGCAGAAGGTCACGGTCGAGGATTTCAATAACTTCGGCCTGTTCCCGCGCTACTCGTTTGATCACATCGTCGGCGACACGCTCGTCCCCTCGATGGCGTTCACCGGCTTCACGACGGTGCAGACCGCACCGGCTGTCGTGACGGTCGGCAACGGTCGGCTCTATCACAACGGGCTGGTGTTCTATAACGACAGCGAGGGCGGATCATCGCTCGATCTTCTCAGCGTGCTCCCGGTCGTCACGCGACGCTACGTCGGCATCGTCGTGTGGGGCCAAGAGATCGAGACGGACACTGAGCCGCGAACCTTCCTCACCGACCCGGTGACGCGCGCAACGGTGGCTCGTGTTGTCTCGACCGAGAGCCGTCGCTGGGCGAACATCTCGACAGTGGTAGGCGCTGAAGGTCCAGACCCGCAGCCGCCGACGGTCGCGTCGAACACGCTGGCGATTGCGTGGATATTGCTCGACAGCACCGGCATCGTCTCGATCCAGATGGTCGATGAGAATCGCGCGCCGAACCTCGTCGCGCTCGACGACCGCATGAACGAGATGGATGCGTGGCGAACTCAGACCGCCTCGCGTCTCGACACTCTCGCAACCGACATCGCTGCATTGGCCGCTCGTCTCAGCGGCACGGCGACGATGAAGTTCGTGCTCAACATCGCGGTCGATGTCGCGCGCGTGCGCGAGGTGTTGAACCTGCCCGACACCTACTCGGCGTGGGGTGCCGATCACTTCCTGACACCTGATGAATCCGACATCACCAACGTGGATTATCTGGCGAAGGTCGAGGAGGGTGTTCGCTTCCCGAATGCTGCAGAGCGCGATTCTCAATTCGCGTTGCTCAACCCGATGGACCCTGCGGTCGTCGTGCAGGCGAACTTCGTGTTGCCGGTCTACGATCAGGTGTCACGTCTGGAGGTGCTGGGCCGCGACAGCGAGATGTCGATTGCGCAGTATCAGTATCAGACAATCTCGTGGGAGCTTTGCGCCAAGACACGCACGCGCATCCGCTGGGGCACGCCGATGGTGGTGTGCTCGAACGGTGTGTGGTGGTTCGCTCCAGCCGGTCACGATTACGGAACAGGCTGGCTCAATCCAAGCGCTGCGCAGGTCGGCGGCTACACGCCGAACACCGACCTGATCTACGACCCGATCCGCAACATCCTCACGCGCGGCAACGAGACGTTCCAAATCCTCGACGTGATGGACAACCCAAGCCACACGGTGCTTCGGCTCGTGCAGTTCTGGGTCGATGAGATCATCGACAGTTACTACTGGCGACAGGTGATCACCATCGAAGGTCTCAACGGATCGGTGATCTCGCAGAGCTATCTCAACTCGCAGGGCGGCTGGCTGACGGGCGTGGATATTTTCTTCACGCGCATCTCGACCAGCGGCGACGTGCACATGATCATCTGCGAGTGCAACGAGGCTGGCGCGCCGAACTTCCAGCGCGCCATCGCACGCTCGACCGTGGCGGCTGATCTTCTTCGCGCTCCACCGTACGCGACGAAGTTCAACTTCCTGCCGACGTATCTGGCGAAGGGTCAACGCTACGCCTTCGTGCTGCAGACACCCGGCAACCACTTCGTCTCGCTCGTGCACAACAACAAGTTCGCGCAGGGCTCGATGTTCACATCGACCGACGGCGCGTGGTCGGTCGGCGACCTCACGAAGGATTTGGCATTCCGCCTGTACTTCGCGAAATTCCGCTCGACCATCTGCACCACGCAATTGCTGTCGCTCGAACTGAACGGCGGCATCTCGCAGATCGATCTCAACTACGACAGCACGCGACCGCCCGGCACAGCGATCACCTTCGAGGTGCAGGTCAACGGCACGTGGGTCCCGCTCGGTTACTACGACACCAACCCGCTCGTCGCTCTTCCACCGTTGCTGCCGTTCCGCGTCACGTTCACCGGCACGACGGACGAAATGCCGGGCATCGGTGTGGCAACCAATTCGCGTTCGCTCACCTCGCGACCGCGTTCTGATTTCAAGCACATCTCGATCATGCGCACGACGCCTTCACCGGTCACGACGATCTACTGCGATTTCCGTTTGGAGAGTTGGCGGGGCGCTCCCTACCACACCTTCCTCGCGCGCATCCTGACCGGCGCTGGCTACACCGTTGTGCGCACGCCGTCGCTGATCGCGGATGAAACGGACCCGAACGATCCAACGGTTCTGATCAGGCACTGCACGTGGAATCTCGCAGCGCTCGGCGGCGTCGCGATCAGTTCGTACAAGATCAGGATCGAGGGTCTGACGGACAACGTCAACGCTTGCTACCTCGTCGCCGAACGCATCGACATCGGCATCGCGTAAAACCAAGGGGAGTACTACCGAATGGCTACCGATAAATATCCGCAGCGCAATCACAACATGCCGATGAACGAAGGCGCGCTCGCTGCAGCGCGCGCTCGTCTCAACCCGGGTGGCGGCGTTGCGCCGGTGCAGCCACCGGCCAGCGGCAAGGGCTCGCGGCGCGAAGTGCGCCCGGGCGAATGGGTCGATGATCGCGTCATCGAGTTCGGCAGCATGACGGCGTCGCCTTCGGAGGGCGAGCCGCCTGCACCACGCGGCATGGACGGCAAGAGCTTGCCGACCTTCACGGCAGACAAGGTCTACAGCGTCTTGCTCGGCAAATCCTGCATGTACGCCGGTCGTACGCTGTCGCCATCGATGACGTTCGAGATGACCGGCGATGTGTGTCTCGATCCGAACGTGACGCCGTGCATCGTTGAAGCGACGGAGATTGGCGACAAGCCGGTGTCGCAAGACGCTGCCCCGAGTGGTGCGAAGAAGAAGGCCTGATCACATGGCACTGAAGCGGCTGGATGAAGAGTTCGAACTGAAGCCGGGCACGCAACTGTTGCCGTATATGAAGCGGTTGCTGCCTTCGCTTGAGGGCCGGTTTCAGGAAATCGAATCCGATCAGGATGTCGTCAACAAGCTGGCGTCGGAAATCCGCGCGGCAGCCTTGTTGCGCATGAACGAGATTCTGATTCCCGCGACCGAAGACATCATCGCGGTCACCAAGCTCGGCTTCATGCTTGGTCCGGTCTCGACGCCGTACACGCTCGTGATGGGCTACATGACGATGATCGTGGACGAAGGTCCGCAGCGCGACAGCTTCACGCCGTCGCCTTATCTGATCATCGAGCACACGCCTGACGATTACGCCATCGCGCGATTGATCGGCTACCATCAGGCCGACGGTCTGTGCGAGTTCACGGTGACCGCGATCCACGGCAACCCGGGACCGCACTCGACGTGGATGATCTCATCGACGCCGGGCATGGCGGATTCGACCAAGCTCTATCACGACAACGTCGCGCCGATGCACGACACGGTAGTGGCCGACCACGCAGAGGTCGTGCAGATGCACGCCGACATTCTGGCGGCGGCGCAAGCCCTCGCCGAATCCGGCCTCGACGCCTACGCCTTCATCCGCAAGGACGGCACCGTTCCGTTCGAAGCGCTGCAGATAGGCATGCATCCGCCGCCCGGTTCGAACGACACCTACATTCCGACGACGAACTGGGTCCGCCTTCGCCTGCAGGAGTACGCTGGCGATGCGCTGATGAAGAGCGGCGGCACGATGACCGGCGCGCTCTATCTCAACGGTCCGCCGACATCGAACCTGCAGGCTGCGACGAAGGCCTACGTTGACGCGATCATCGGGCAGGGCGGCACCGTCAACGGCTTGCTGACGATCCGCTCGGTCAACGCGACGCTGAAGCTGCAATCAACCGGCACGCAACAGCATCGAACCATCGAGGCGGTTAATCCCGCAGGAGCGACGCGCTGGCACCTCAACATCGCGAACGGCGATCTGGAGACCGGCGGCGATGTCGGTTCGAACTTCGTGCTGCATCGCTTCAACGACAGCGGCGGCTACGCTGCCGAAGCGCTGCGCGTCGCACGGCAGACCGGCGTGATGACGATCTACAACACGCTCAACGTCAATGCTGGCGGAGCGAGCATCACCGGCAACCTCAACAACATCGGCGACCTGCACACCTATCGCGCGGGCACCAACACCGGCGTGATCTACTTCGGCAACCAGCGCAGCGCCTATCACTACTGGGACGGCGCGACGCATCAGTTCACCGCAGGCGGCGGATCGTTCGGCGGCAACCCGTTCACGTCGGGCCACATCAATTGCTACTCGATCTACACGCAAGGCCACTACGCAACGGTGTGGGGCGCGACGGTTCACGGCGTCTTGACCGTCAACAACGCGATCAACATCAACGGCGGCGGCAACCAGCTTGTCTTGTCCGGTCAGACCCATAACCAGATTCAATTCTACGACACCGATTGGGGGGCGATGTACCTCCATCACAACGGCGACCTGATCGGCTTCCTCAACAACGGCGGCGGCTGGTGCATGTGGGTGACGAACGCCGGTCACATCTGGGCCGGTCAGTACGGATGGATTCACGATTACGTCAACAACACCGCGAGCAACCACGCATGGAGCGCGGCGAACACGCGCTACAATCAACTCGTCAATTCGATTCGCTGGGTCCACGCCGGTGACATCGATTGGTATTACTACTGGTATCAACTCGCTGAAATCGGCAACGCCTGCATCACCGGGCTGTTCATCGCCAGTTGGGCGTACGGCGGCATCGGTCCGTACGCCGGACGCTGGCGTCAGTGTCAGCACAACGTGGCGGGTGGCTGGTACACATCGGGATGGGCGTCATGAAGATCATCGATCACGGTGAGTGGATCGCGTGCCCGAAGCCGGAGAACTATCCGGTCAAGCTGCCGCCGAACATCCTGTTCTCGAAGCGCGTCTCCGACGGTGTCGATTGGTACATCTTCCAGCGCCGCGAACTGCACGACGCGAAGGGGCTGTTCGTCATCACGGTGCCGACCGAAGACGGCGGTCTCTCTGTCGCGACGACGACGCACGATGTGACGGCGCTGTTTCCAACCGGGAAGATGCGGCTGTTCGAGGTGCTCGACGCGCCAGAGGATCACGAGAAGCTGCGCATGCAGCGCCTCGATCTCAAGAAGAAAAAGTTCGTGCCTGCACCGCCGCCAGCGCCATCGATGATCGAGGTGCTGATGGAGGAGCTTGGGCTCGACCCGAAACAGATGCAGGCAAAGCTCGACGCGGCGAGAAAGAACAGGAGCCAACATGGCTGACGTAGCATTCTTCGAAGGCCGACAGACGACGCCGGTCCCGACCGCGCATCAGGTCACACCGACCAGCGCGCTGAGCATGATGGCGGTGAAGCTGGAGTGCAATCCGGTCGGCACCATCGTGGTGACGCCTATCGTGCAGGACCAGAACATCGGCGATTACGTGCGCGAGTTGCGCATCTTCTCTCTTCCGGCTGGTGGCGCAGAGCCGGAGTTGTTGTTGGCAGTGAGGCTACATGCGCTGACGGTGAAGCAACTTGAGATCATGACGCCCGCGCACACGATCTGAAATCTATCCCCCTCGCAACAAGGAGACATCAAATGTCTGATCCGGTCTTTGGCATTAGCATCCGCAAAGTTGACGAAGGCGCGCGTCCCGTACTGGGCGCGGACCTTTCCACCATCGGCCTCATCGGTCCCGCACCGCTCGCCGATCCCGTGCTGTTCCCGTACGACACGCCGGTCGTGTTGAACTCGAACGACACCAAGAAGACGAGGAAGCTCGGCGAGAGCGGCTATCTCTCCGACGCTGTGCGCGGCATCAACGATCAGCTTGGCGAGACACAGTTCGCCGCGCGCATCGTCGTGGTGCGCACGGCTGAAGGCACTGACCCCGATCCGGCGATCAAGCTGCAGCAAACGATCTCGAAGATCGCTGGCGACAGCCTGAACGGCACCGGCATGTGGGCGTTCCTCAAGAGCGCAGCGAAGCTCGGCTGCACGCCGCGCATCCTCACCGCGCCCGGCTACACCTCGCAGATGGCTAACGGCGTCGGCGAGATCGAGCGCACCGGCGGCGGCACGAACTACGTGATGGATCATCTCTATCCCGTGGCGTTCGAAGGCGGCGGTCCGGATGTCGTGTCAGCGACGGGCCACGCATATGGTCTGAGCAACGGCACGCTGGGACCTGTCGAGCTTGAGCTTCCCGGCGCGTGGTACGACGTACCTCCGACGATCACCGCTCCTCCTCCCGGCAACAGCGTCACGGCTGCGGCGGTCGCGGTCGGCGGTCTCGGCTATCAGGTCGGCGAGCAACTGATCCTCGATAACGAGATCATCCTGAACGTGGACACGATCAGCCCCTCCGGCGGATCGGTGCTCACGGTCAGCGTGGTCGCTGGCGGCTTCTTGGTCGGCACTGAGGACACGCCGACGACGCCGCTCGACGTTCTCAGCACGACCGGCTCCGGCACCGGCGCTTCGTTCAACACCACGTGGGAGCCGACCGGTGAGGTCGCCACCTACACGGCGGAGATCGTCGCGGGTGCGAACCCGGTGGTCGCGGGTGCAACGTCGATCTGCAATCAGCTTCTCGGTCAGATGATCGTGGAGAGCGCAGGCTCTTCGTTCCAGAACGATCTCGATTGGCGCGAGACGATGCAGAGCCATCGCCTGATTCCGATCAGCGGCGGTTGCCGTGTGATGGACCCGGTGACGAGCTACATCATGATCCGTCCGCTTGCGCCTCGCATGGCGGGCATCATGGTGCGACGCGATCACGAGACCGGTGCGCCGTTCCACTCGGCGGCGAACCAAGCGGTGCAGGGGATCATCTCTCCGAACCGCGACATCGGCTTCAACCTCACCGACAGCGCGAACGAAGCTCAGGAGCTTCTGGCTGCGAACATCGGTGTGCTGGTGCGCGGCGAGATCGGCGACGATTTCGCAATCGCATCGGGCGGCTTCGTCCTGATCTCTACGGACAACGCAGGCGAAGACCCGTTGTGGCAGATGTACAATGTGATGCGCGGACGCGATTACATTCATCTGGGAATGCTGAAATCGCTGCGCTACTTCCTTGGTCGGTACAACATCATCGGCCACACCGTGCAGGCGATTCTCAACACGATGCAGTTCTTCCTGCGCGACCTTCACGCCGACAATCACATTCTCGGCTACAAGGTGAACTTCCGCACCGAAGGCAACTCGCCTGAACAGATCAGGCTGGGGCATCTCACCGTCGGCTTCAAGGCAGAAGAGCCGCCGGTCTTGAAGCACCTGACCATCGAGAGTTCGCGCTACCGCGAAGCCATCGATGCGATGGTCGCCGATCTTGCGACGCAACTGAACCTCGCAACGTCCTAAGCTCCAGCCCGGAGGGCAGCACGAAGTAACGTGCTTCAAACTGTCGGGGCAACTGTAAGTGCCCGCCCTCCACCTCTTCACCTGTCATCGGAAAGGAAATTCAAATGTCACAGACGATCTACGTCATGGAGAGCGCGAACCTGATTTGCGGCGACACCGCTGGTCCGGCAGGCACCGGCTCCGGCACTGCATCGCCCGGCATCAGCACTCACCTCATCTTGCAGGAGTTGAAGCTGCCCGGGCTCGAAGAGAACTATGTCGATCACACGCCCGGCGGCGTGATGGTGGGCATCGAGATTCCGACGCACATCAACAAGCTCGAAGCGACGTTCAACCTCGCGGGCTGGGACCCGGATGTTATGACGTTCATCGGGCAGAACGAT